CTTTAAGGTCAACTCCATTGTTGGCATCACTGATTACTTTATTGGCTGTAGCGCTAACTTTAGGGTCTTGGCTCTTGGCAAAACCCATCATGGAGTTCATGAACCCTGCGAAGTCACCTTTACTTGCGGAGATACCTGCAGCGATTAACTTAGCCCCTGCACCTATTTCACTTGGTAATTGCGTATTGGTGGCACTCATCACAGCATTTGCCAAAGCTATTGGATTCTTGGTGGCTACCGCATTAAGTGCACTTAGACCAGTATTGACATTTTTAATGTCTTCTGTTGATAATCCACTCGTATTGACTTGGTCTTTTAAATACGGATTATTCCCTGTCAATCCTGTGTAGGCATTAAAGCTATTTAGAAGCGCACCAGGTATATTGCCCGTATTGACAGCGTTTACAGCATTCAATCCTTGCAAGTATGGATACAACTCAGGCGCAGCGATTGCCACAGCTTGATTCAAAAAGGGTATTTGTGATAAAGCACTAGCTGTCTCATTTACAAAGCCACCCTTTTGCCCACCAGTGTAGTTAACTTGTTGGTTGTAATTTTCTATGGGCTGTACATTTCCAGTCGTTGGATCTACTTTTACATAAGTATGGATAGTTCCCCCTGCAGAACCCATCTGCAAGTCATACACGCCATTACCTAGAGATTTAACATTATCAGGGGGTAAAGCGTTGCCTTTTGAGTCAACTAAAGTTAGTTTTTGACTTGTTGAACCTGTTTCTTGATCAACAACATCAACAGGCTTAACAGTAGTATTTCCATACTGCAAAGCATTGTATGTTTGATTAAATGCTTGATTCGTATCGTTGGCTGTTGGAGGAGCCAAGGGGCTTGAATAAGGCGTAGGTGCAACAGGTGTAGATTGTGCATTATTTGCCAATATAGTTGCCATGCTAGGAACTGCACCTAGAGCTTGTGCAACCACCGAAGGGTCAGCATTAAATTGTTGCGTAGCTAGTGCCACATTAGCTGTTGGATTAGAGGCAAAGTAATCTTGAATCTGTTGGGGTGTATAGGATGTATATCCTGACAATGGAGATGCACTCGGTGTAGGAGTGGCTTGTACATCTGCATTACCTATAGCGGTTGTGTTTTGTGGTGTCAGTAAGCCTGCACTTGCTAAAGCATTAATTTGTTGCGCCCATGGCGTATTCTCTGGCGTCGGAGGCACAGCGGGTGTGGGGGGTGCTGCAGGTTCTGGTGGTGCTAACATAAGTGCCATTTAATAATCCAAATTCATAATGCCACACATGGCTCTTGCCCAATCACGCCAATTATCAAATGCCCTAGCATCTGGAACTCCTGATTGAACAAAATAACCAATACCATTGATGCCGTCTACCCAAGCCATCCAATTTTCTTCAGGGACTGTACCTATGTCATTGGATGAAAATAACTCAGCCATTAGCCTAACATATTCTTCCCAACTCATGTCTTGAGGTATGTAAGTTATCATGGGTTGCCTGTTCCGCGTACATCACCAGTATCAAGACTCAAGATGACCTTACCCATGTAATAGTTGCCATTTTGAATGTTTGAACCAAATCGCATTCTCATCTCACGACGCTGTTCCCTCATGTCTACTTTAAGAGTTGTGGGATCATAGTAGTAAGGGTCTGAAGGCTCGTCTGTATCGTCCGCATAGCCCTTACCAGTGACCACCAAGTACATCTGCTCAGACTGGACAAAGTCAGGTTCAACGCGCTCACAGCGTGTCCAGAGATTGTCACCAGGCTGTTGTTGGCTTCCTACCAATCCAGTGGCTTGCCCAAGTACATTTGTCTCAAAGTAAGAGTCGATGGCATCCACATTGTTTGTGCTGATCTGATTGACGCCTGTCTCGTGTTGCCACAAGGTATAGCCAGTCGTTGCATTTACTTCCCATCCACCCCAAATTGGTTGACGGAATACCTCAGAAAATGTACCTGCGGAACGATAAGCGCCAGGTGCTTGACCTGAGTCATACCATGTCTTTTCACGCACATTGTAGATCACAGCATCTGTGCACTCTGTGGCATCTCCACGAGGATAGAAGAACCATATCTCGCCCCAACGAGGAACCTTAGTCACCCACACCTTTTGGCGTTGGTTGTAATTCAATCCATCAAAGAACCAGTTCATGTTCTGAGTATTGGGAACCTCTTGAACTGTTCCGTTGTACATCAAGAAACGATCAACCCCTGCCCAGTAAAAGATACCGTCATATTCAATCACACACTGACTTGACATGATGGAGCTTTGGCTTGTGATCAGGTCATACTTCCAATAGAAGTTGACTCCATTCACGGTGCTTGGCGCATAAGTCACGCGCACCACTGAATCTAGCGTCCAAAAGAGTCCTGCAGGGGATGTTGTACCACCCCTTAAAGGTAAGCCCTTGACAACCTTACCAGTGGATACAGAGGTCTCGTTGGAATCCGCAGAAGACCAGTCGTTGAAGTTGCCTGCCGAGCAATTCTTAATCAATCCATAATTACCGTAAACAAACAAATAGGGGTGAAGCATCACCACCCCACCTGAGACGGATATGTTGTTGTCGAATGTCAGGGTAGGCGTCCCTGTTGCCGTGGCATTTGCGCTCAGAACAACCGTCCAAACACCAGCGACTGTGGAAGCTGAGACGATCTTGGTGTTGGTTGGGATACCAGTACCCGTGACCGATACGCCTGCGCCCATGGCTACATTTGTAGTGGCAAAGGTGACATTTGGTGAACCGCTAGTTGTAGAACCAACTGCGGTAAAAACGCCTACAGGCGCTAAAGTGGTGGCTGGGAACTGTCCATACAGAGGACGAGTATTGACCGTGCTATCGATGTTATAGAGGTTCTGACCAGGGTGTGCAATCAAGTTGTTTACCCCACCACCAGTGGAGTCATAACCAATGTCAAACTGCCACAAGTTGTATTGATTGGCAGTGAATCCAGTCATGGTGTAATCAGTTGGGCCAAATCCCACCCCATCATCATTGTCAGTTGACCACTGTTGGAGCTTGTTTGCAGTGCCTGAAATGACATAATTCAAACCATTGGTCGAACTCATGGTCATGCCACGAGAGATGTTGTCCGCATTCAAAAAGATGGCTCTATAGCCTCCCATCTTCCTTGGCAAAGAATTTTGGAAACGACACCATTTTCCGTCCACATAAGTTGGAGACGCAAATTGAGTTCCATCTCTTTGGATGCCAGGTTTTACTTGAAGCGTGACAACTTTTGCTGTCATTTAAAAAACTCCACCAGAAATTCCTACTGGGACTAATAATCCTGTTGAGGTCAGGGTCGCTGCATTTGAGCCACTGATTGAAAAACCCATTTGACCCGTGGCAGCTAAATACAAACCAGTTACCGTATCGCCTACAAAATTCAGTGAAGGCGAAGCAGCCGAACCATTTGGCAATACCACGGATGATCCGCCACCCAATGAAGCTTGCGTGTTATATACATTTGTTCCATCACAAATCACAATAAATGATTGTGTCTGAGGAACAATAACCGATGACGCACCAACAGCAGTGGTCTTGAATGTCAATGTATACGAGCCAGTAGTCTTGTTTTGTAGAGAATACATCTGCACGGTAGAAGGCAAAATTACCGTGCAATTGGATGTCAATGTTCCTGAATACTCTTGAATGATGCTCGAAGCCTCAGCAGATGTAAGAGTTACCGTGCCTCCAGTCACAACTTTACTGAGAATTGTGAAGAAGAATTGTGCTGACTGTCCATAGCCAAAAGAGTTAAAGCCTGTAGAGCCATTGCTAACAACAACAAATGATTCGCCAATCTGTAGTTGTGTGCTCGCTAATCCATCAATTGTATTTGTACCTTGAGGATAAATGGTCAATATGCCTGTTCCGTTATTACGGATCATGACAAACCAATCATTTCCTACAGTACCTGATGAGGGCAAGTAAAGATACCCTGCGCCACTTTGCCATACATAAAATGATGCGCGATCTGAGGGTAAAAATGTATAGTTAGAGTATACATTTACCACTTGATAGGCTTGATTTAATGTGCTGTTACTGGCAATTAAACCGTAGCCAGCGAGGTCAGCTGCGTTAGCAGCGGATGTCCCCGTTCCAAATGTAACTGCTGACCAAGTGCCTGGCACTGTGGTGTTGTTCGTTACATAGATGTATTCTGCAACTCCACTGTTTACAGTAGCAATTGCACTTCCATCAGACTTCACCACATAAAAAGGGTTTGATCCTACATTCCTGATCAATGCGCTTTGACCATCTGAGACAGAGGTCGCTGGGGGCATGAACAATCTCAATCCACCAGTTGTTGCCGTCACCTCGATGATGTTAGCCACAACATTGGAAACATTGCCATTGATAGGCCAATCAAGGACAGTGTCAACGCTTATGGTCAGAGATTCATACCCAACTTGCGATGGGTTGATGGTCTGTCCTGTGTAGGGATTAATGTATGAGGTCATGATTAAGAGTCCACGGCAACAGCTTGACGATCACCGACGCGACTAATGTCTTCAGTTTTTAGCGATGCTAAAGCTGCGTCGAACTTTTGTTGAAAAATTACACGATTGTCATTCTTCAAGAATGTCATCGCTTGTAAGAGTGTGCCATAAAGCATGGCGTTGGGTGCATACTGGGTAAGCCAGTTCGTTTGATTTGTTGAGCTTAGAGGCGCTATACGCTCATAGTAAAGTACTTCAAATTCATACGCGACATCTGGTGTTGGTGCCAAATACCAATGCTCATAATCGGTGTCCGCATAGTAAACGGGTGTACCTGTCTGGCTAGGATTTGGAGCGTAGTTCTTCAAGTATTCAAACTTGCGCAAAAAGATGGGTTGCATTGATGTGCCGTTATTAACGGACATAGAAACAGTCTTACGCCATCTGGCTGGCTTTGCCAATACGGGATTATTGGGCTCCATCGTTGCGTTTGCTACGGTCAATTGACCTAAAGTCTTGATGTTCTCAGCAATTTCAAACTCACACATTGTGATGAATG